CTCATAATTCTGCTGCCACATTGGTATACGCTCATCATTCTTAAGGAATGGCATAGCCTGCAGGAGGGACCCGTAGAGCAAGGCTTGTGGAGCATAGGTAGTAAACCAATTGGTCTGGTTTGATGAATCCAGCGGTTGAACTCGTTCATAATAGAGCACCTCAAACGCGTAGTCATCATTTGGCGTAGGCGCCACTAACCAGTTGGAGTAATCGTAGTCGCAATAATATAGCGGCGTATCAGTTGCTGTAGAGTCTGGCCAGTAATTGCGAAGGTACTCGTACTTACGAAGCAGTACGGGCTGACGATCGCCATTGACCGTGATGTTCATGGAAACAGTCTTATGCCAGCGTGCAGGCTTGGCAATAATGCCATTGCCTTGCGTCATAGTGCTGGTGTTGACCGTTAAGTTGCCTAAGAACTTAATTTGGCTAGCGATGATCTGCTCCGCCAGCATAATGAAAAGAGGAATCTTTGCCAAGGTGGAGGCGTCGTTCCTCTCCAGATAAGACTGGATATTCTCCACCAAGGAGTCATAGGTCATTACTGCGGCAGTTGTCATGCTTACTTACTCCGCTTTTTTGCCATAGCCATATTGTCAACCAAGTTAGGATAGGGGCGGCCTGCAGCTTTGGCTCTTGCTTTTGCTGCCGCTTTTTTCTGCGGCGAAAGAGGCTTAGGCTTACCTAACGATTTTGGCCGTTGTTTTTCCCAAACAGGCTTACTTGATGCCATTTTAATCACCTCTTTACAATAAAGATATATCTAATTTAGCAAAGCGCATTCTGCTTCTCTACGCTTTACTAACCCGGGAAGTACTTTGCCGCCACCTCTGGTCCAAAGCATCAATTGCTCTTTGGCGCCTTCCCAATCACCAGCGTTGATTTTACGTTTAAGCGTGCTGGTTTGTAGGCGGCCAATGCCAAGATTGTAGCAAAAATCTACTATGGCGTTTAACTTTTTCACGTCACCTTTTGCAGCCAGTACCAACAAGTTTGGGCATTGTCTAATAGCTCCTGGGGCGTAAGTATGCAAAAGCTCAGCCATTAGCAATGCTCTAGCTGTAGGCTCATCCATTGGCTTGTCTTGTAAAGTTACCTTACGGCCATCGGCGTAATAGGTTGAGCCGTATCCAATTGTCGGGACTCCTGCAGGACAAAGGTACGGCTTGGCTTTATAGCCTTCAAACCGGCGGCAAAGTTCTGCAGCCAGTTCTAAGTTCATAATCCACGCTGTTTCAATGTGCGGTCAAGGAACCAATAGTTAATTGTGCCTGACACCAAAGCGCAAAAGTCCACCGTCATCATGGTCTTAAACACGACTTCTGGTGAAGCACCGGCTTTGTGAGCTTGCCAAGCAAACCACATGTGGATAAACGACCACAGCGCCATGATCCAGTAAGTCACGATAGGGCGCACGGAAGCAGACAGACTTGCGGCCCAGCCACCCGCAGCTTTGACCATCTCGGCTTGCTGATTGATTGCAGCATTGAAGGCCTCCATGACACCGACATCCAAAGCCGCTTCACGGTTAGCGCCAATCTCGGCAAGGCGTTGCTGGCCACGAAGTTGTTCTAGTTCGCACTGGCGGCTGAACATGGCAAGCTCATGCTCACGCTCACTTTTCTTGTCAAAGTACTTGAGGACTTCAGGCGCAAGGCGGAACAGGCCACCAATCACACCGCCAAATAAACCGCCAGATAGGATTTCAAACATTGGATTCCTTAATCGTAAACATCAGGTTCTTGTGCGAGGGGTAGTTCACAACCACCTCACCCTCTGGGCATTTGTACTTGATGTGCGCCATCAACGTGGCGACACCCGGCGTTACCTGCGAGGTGGTATCGAGCTTGAACTTGTATCCAAACTTATCCGCCATGTCGCTGGCTGGGCCTGAGAACGTTGCAATGCTGGGCTTGGCTGGGTGTACGACCAACTCAGAATCCCGCACCTCTAGTTTGAACGACGTGACTTCACAGTCGTCCCTAATCTTTTGACGAGCCACCACGACTTTGAACTCACCGTTGGCGGGTGCATCGGATATTTGAAAGTGCTCTGGTGCCCACTTGAGTATGTCTTTATGGAACACACCAAACTTGTCGGCAAGCGTATACCCACCACCAACCATAGCAGTTGAGGCAGTTATTGCGCCAATAATCTTGGTGTAGTACTCAAGTTCCATCTCATCCCCACATCCAAATGATTGTGTACGTCCCCCAAATAATGAAGGCTACAATGACTGCGGCAAAGACGATTGCTTCAGCCCAATCACGCATGTCAAATCCCTAAAAGTTTTTTGACAAACTCAGCGGCAACACCGGGACCGAGAAGCACAGCAGCAATGGTGATATAGAGCAAGATCTCTATTTTTGCCATACGTTTTTTACCAGTATCAAGCGACTCATTAATTCGCTCGTACCGCTGGGCGCATACAGCTTCATGGACTGACAACTTAGTCTCCACTGTTTCCATCTTCGACCTTTGGCGGCTTTGCGGCGTCTTGAATCGCTTGAATCAACTGATAGACCTCTTGGTATGGGCGTGTTCCAAGGTAACCAAGAAGTTGGTTTGCTGTTTCAATTGGTAGTTGCAGTTTCATGTTAGTCATTTAGGGTTGTGTTGGCCAAGTAATTTCCCAAGGAAATCCTGTTTGCGCAGTGATGTCGCGTAAAGCTTGGCGATATGCCGCCCACGCAAAATCTTGAGGTGTGTTGCTTTCCAATGCTTTGATAACGCGCCAGTCGGTTTCTTTCAACTTTTCGTCACGTTGCTGGCGCACAGACTTAGCTTGTTCAGCATCTTTGGCAGCAATCGCATCAGCGTCCATGTCAGCCACGGAATACTTTGTATACCATTTTCCATCAATCTGTTCTACGCCATCAGCAAATGCAATTTGGTAGCGTGTAGGTTGTGCTTGCGGTCCTTCAAATACAACATCAGCACCCAAAGCCTCCAAAACTTCAGTTGTTGTTGTTTCCCATGATGGACCACCATTGGAGTGTTGATATGCACGAAATTCACTTTCGTACATGACCGCGCCTGTTTCTCTGATTCTTACTTGCATGATGTTCCTTTATGCGATTGCCAAGTAAATGTATGTACCACCCACAGCATTAACTGTTGGAGAAGAATTTATGATTTGAAAACCTCCAGTTGCAGTAAAACACCTATCCGTGTTTACTTCTGCGGTTGTTGAATTTAACAACAAATATGGATCAGTACCTGAAACCATGCCCCTTGCTGTATCCCAAACATACCAGTCGCCTGTGCTGTCTGTGCGTTTTATCATTACAAACCTTGCGCCACCTGTAAAACCACAGTTAATTGAAAGTGGCGATGTTCCTGTACCTGTGTACGAGCCTACTTTGGAAACACCTGCACAAGTGGCAAATAGGTAGGCGACATAGGTGCTACCTGATGCATTTACTCCAGTATCAGTTCCTACTGTAAATACTGTGCTTGTTGGTGTAGTGTTATTCCAAAAAGCAGAATTAACAAAAGGTGCAGAAGTAGCATTTAAAAACAAATATTTTGTATTGCCAGTAGAAACAGAATACACATACCATGCTTCAGCAGTGCTTCTTCTTTTTACAATCATTAGTTCTGGGACTGCCTGCAAATTGTGACTAAAAGTTGTAGCACTTCCCGTCCCCGTGTAGCACACCTCATCAAAGAAGTTGGGGGCACGTTTGAAAGCATAACCCGTTGGCTTGTCCGTACCGCTACCTGCACCTCCAAAATAGAACTTGCCGTTGCCTGTACCTTCGGAAGATGTAGATGTAATCGTATCTCCAGTTGTAGGAGTTGCCTCTGCGTTCGTCAGGTTTGTGTATAGCGTTGGGTTGAAATAACTCATAATCCCACGCAGTCTGTCGCTTACAAAAAAGTTTGATGTAAGTGTCGCATCTTTAAAGATACCCATGTCAACAGCTTCAAGAGTTGTTTTAACAAAGTTGGCGGCAGTTGTTGTAACAGGCTCAAACACACTCGTCCCACTCGTAGGCACTTTCATCGGGCCTCTACGAATGGCTATGTAGATCCAAGTTGCTCCAGAAGCGCCTATGCCATTTAGTTGAAACCCTGTAGCAGTGGGGTATTGGTCGCTGGTATTTGCTTCTGCGCTACTGGTATTCGCCGCCAACTGTTTTGTGGAGCCAGCCGCAGTGCTGTTTGACCAGCCTCTCATTGTGTCCAGCATTCGCCAATCAGAAGTGGAGTCAGTCCGCTTATAAAGCACAAACTGAGGCTCATATCCAAGGTTCACTGTTGCATTACCACTTCCATCAAGGGTAAAAGACCCACACGAAATGACATTGTCTGTACCAGTTAAACCAAAGCCTCCTGCGTTGTGTGCGAATAGGTAGGCGATATAAGTTGCGCCATTGGTGTTTACTTCAGAATCAGACCCCAAGGAAAAGGTTGTGCTGGTCATGCTTGGGACACCGCCATTAGTACCCCAAGTTGAAGTTCCTTGGTCAATATAGCCACCAGTCGTAAAGTAAGCGCAGTAATTATTTAATTGCGTTCCAGAACGATGCCAAATTACCCATTGTGCTGATGTGCTAGTACATTTAATAATGATACAGCCGGGTGCAGAACCTAAACTATGCGAAACATTTCGGTTGCTCCCATTTCCCGTATAAGTCACAACATCAAAGAACTTTGGTTGCTTGCGGAATGTCCATGAGGCAAATGTTTCTCCATTGGCATTATGGTCACCATCAGTTAATGGAAATCCAAAACCATTTGAATTGAAATCAAAATATGAACTCCATCCAGTTGATGCTGCTGCCGTAGAGTTTGTTGATAATTGAGAATCATCTCCTCTAGCTGTATCAAATAAAAAATGTGGTCTAGCTGTTCCACTACGACCTTTACCCCAAACCAACCCACCTTTAGTGGACAAATCAATACCATTGGTAATAGTCTGTGTAGAGCCGTTGCCTGTGTAGAGGTATGTGCTGAACACATCCTCGATGTAGTTAGTAACGGTACTTGCTTGCGCAAACTGCCCAAAACCACCTGATGATGGAGAGCCTTTAGCACCAATGATTGGCATGGTTAGTCCTTATGCAAACTTGGTTTGTGAAGCCAACACAGTGAATGTTGCACTACCAGTCTTGATGATGGTATATACATACGAGTCAATAGCACTTGCATTACCTGTTGATGGGGCTGTACCGCCTTGCCACTTAGGTGTGACAGATGTTCCGTCAATCGTCATGGCTGACTGGTAGTAGGCTGTTGAGCCGTTGGTGCATAAGAAGGCCATGGTCACAGACTGACCTGTAGATAACATACTGTTCAAAGACAAACCAGAGTTGCCACGAATGTTCATGGTGAAGTTGCCAGTTGCGTTTGTTGTGTAATACAAAACAGACTGTGTTGTCAGATCGTAGTTGATCGTGCCTGTTGCCGCTGTTGCAGATACTGTCGCAATCTCAGCAATGTTTGGCAGTGTCAATGCGGGTAGCGTTGTGGATGCAAGCGTTAATCGTGCCGCAGTTGTGGTTGTAGTCCCCACACCCAGATTCCCACTTGCATCCAGAGTCATCGCCTGAGTAAAGGAGATAGCGTTTCCTGCTGTGCCTGATGCGGCTGTGCGCCAAATGTGACTTCCTGCGGATTGGTAGTAATCAGAAGCAGTTGAAGTATTTTTATATTTCCATCCAGAAGCGTAATACGCATTTTGGCTAACAAATAATTGAGATGTGCTAAATGAACTAAAAGCACCCGCAGTTTGCTCAAACGCTGTTATTCCACTCCAAGCACTCGGAGTAACTCCCAAGCCTAGATTGCCTGATGAGTCGAGTGTTAATTTAATGCTATCAGCAACAGAAAAATATTGAGCCGCGCCACTAGGGACAGTTGTGTAAAGACTTCCGCTTAAACTGTATGTGCCCGCCATTGTTGTAGAGGCATAAGCACCATTAAATGACAATGCTGGCAATGTAGTTGAGTTTGATAAAACACCTAGCGTAATAGGTGTTGCCGCTGTTGATGTTTTTACATGAAGTGTTTGTGCAGGCGAACTAACGCCAATACCCAACCCTGTTGAGGTGAGGCGCATTTGTTCTGTCGAACTTGTGTAAAAGCGCATGGTATCGCCAGAGTGTGCGTACTCAATAGCACCACGATAGGTATCTGAGCCTGTTGTACCATCACCCCATTGAATTGTGTGTGAACCAGTGGTTGTTGACCATAATTGAACACCGCCAGTAGTTGTTCCTGCAACACCAATAGCCGCTGTTATTGACCCTGCATCTCCATACGATGATGAGCCAATACCCAATGAAGTTCCGTTAAAAGTAAGCGCAGAGCCACTTGTCAGAACCTTTGAACCATTGAGATAGGTTACTCCGTTGGCTGTGCCACCAGAGAGGGTTACAGAACTAGAAGCGGCTACTGTAGTAAAAGCACCAGT